TTTGTTTGCTTCTGTCATATTTTTTAATAACGTACCGTATACTTCAAACGCTCTTGGGTGTTGACTGTTCTTTGCAATGTTTAGAATCTCTTCCATTGCATCTTTACCTTGGTCTATGATATGTTGTAAATTATCTTTAGACTGCTGATAGGCATCTTCTAAATCGTGTTTGAGTTCTTCATTTGCAACAGGCACTTGTGGTTTTTCAACCTTAGCAACTTCTGTTGACTTAGGTTCAATATCAAATATTTCAGTCATATTTTTATCAAGTTTGTCCATTTTTAAGTCTGAATTTCAGTTATTATAGTATTATATGTATAATTTGAGTTTGCTGTTGCAGTATTTGGTGATGGTGTTGTTACTGTATTTGCATACAGATGTGGGGTTAAGACAAACGAACTAAAATTATGTTTAGCGTTTGTAACAGCACCGATTAGAGGTTGATTTGAAATAAAGTTACCTGCGACATCTGTTGCATGTAAAATATGTGTTGTATTTGACCATTGTTTAACTGTAGCAGTAGCCGTTGCAGTATTTAACGAATACCCCTGATATACTTTTTCACCGACTTGATAGTTGCCAAGACCCGAAGAAGACATCGTAAACTGTACATCTTCACCAGAAGTCGGATTGCTGTAAATGTTTGTGATTGATGTCGTAATAACATTTGAAGACGTTGTACCACCATAGATAAAACCTTTTACTGTAAAATTAAGAGTCCAAATAATCATTCTAGGGTCTGCATCTCTGTTGCCCTCATAGATTATTTCTTGGTCTGTTGAGTTTAGAATAATCGGTATCTCTTTTGTGATACCCATTTCAGGTATTAAATTTAACTTAATTGTATAATCTGGTGTGAAATAAGGTAAAATATGCTCAATCATTTGAGTACCATCTTCAATATTTCTTACATATATGTTTAATGAAAAATCGAAATCGTATGGTACTGGATTATACTGAGTTGCTAAAGAAGAACCGTTTTGAGAAAAGTTCTTAATGTTTGTATTTTGTTTTCTGCTTGCATCATATTTGAATCCTGTCATTTCAAATGACATTCTTGGTAAAGTTAATTGAACTTTTTTATCAAGATTAGGATCGCCTTCTAGACGTTGAACGTATAGTTCTTTCTGTGCATAAGCAATCGGCACAAGAAATCTTTGAGCCTCTGATTCGTCCGGATTGTATCTAACAAGCGTAATGTTATTAAACAAGTTGCCAAACCCGACAACAAGTTTTCTGATTACTCTATTATAAAATATATTTGCCATTAGATACTACCAAAAGGATTTGATTCTGAGAAATCTATGATTGTATTTGCGTTGCTTAAAATCAACTCATTATCATACACTTCTGTTTCTGTATTGTTTTGCATGTCATCGTATGTTGTAATGCTGTATGCCGCATTACTTGTTTGACCTATTACATTAGAACCAGGTGCAAATTCACCAAAGATATTACTTACTGTTAGTATATTAGCAGTTGGCATCCATTCTTGTACTGTACCATATGCAAAAGCGTTTAGCAATGTATTGTCGTGCGATTGGAAAGCAATCTCTTGATGCTGATATGTTCCATTACCAGTACTAATATTGACATCAAGGTCAATCGTATAACCTGATTGTGCAACAATATCGTCCACACCAGTTGTTCCTGTTTGTAAAACTTCTTGTGAGTATTTGAATTTCTCCATTTCTAATTCATAGAAATAGGGGTACTTTCTACCCAACATAAAGAAGTCTTTTGTTTGATTGACAAATTTGATTTCATAGAGTTCACCGGTACCGTTTAAAAATGGTATATAAACCAAGTCGCCTTCACGAGGTCTGTTGTATGTATTTTGTGGTACTCTTTCGTTGAATGAACGTCTTGAAACCAAAACTGTCACATTGTTTTTAATTTCTAAACCAAATTTAGAAAAGAATTCTCTTTCACCACCATATTCTGTTGAGTTTTGTAAATACATCTCAACTGTAAATGCTGATGTAAATTGTTTTACTGGGTCTTCACCGTAAAGTAAATCTCTTGCTTGGTCATTATTGTTGGGTAAATACTGAGCATCAAAGCCCATTGTCTTAATTGACTCAACGATTAAATCTTCAATAACTCTTTGTTCACCAATCGAACCGTAGTTATTGAAGTAATGATTAGTTGCCATGTTAATTCATAAACCATTCTAACGGTGCGCCATATTCATTTTGCATTTGTTCTTGTAGATACTTAATTTCATTATCAGCATCTTCTTGAATTTTTTGTCCGTCTAGTTTGACACCGCCAGGTAATTGAAGACCTGAGAACTTAGCAAGATTATTACCCCATTGTTTTTTAATTAATGCCGTTGCATATAGTTTTAACCAACGGTCGTCCCAAACTTTATTATATTGGTCAGGATTAATAATTGCATACGCTTCTGCAACAATAACTTCACCTGCAGGTGCCTCACTATTACCCCATGCTTGGTCAATATAAAGACGTTGCATGTGTCTGTTAAAACGAATAGGTATCTCACCAGTGAACATAAGTTCTAATGAACGAAGGTGCTGTTGTGTTAATGTGAAGTTAACGTATGAAGCCGATGTAAAGTCATACAGCTCATTTAAACGTAATTGGTATCTTAAATCAAACATATTAACGTTTGCTTGGGAATCTGTATATGGAAAGATTCTTGAAACACCAATGATTTGAACTGAATTGTTATTTGAATCTACAGCATTTGAACAATCTAGATATTGATTTTGAATATCAGTCGCATCTATTTTTTTAATCCAATAACATTTTTGAATACCATCATAGTGATAATCTTGCCAATATTGAAGAGCATCGTCAATACGGTCTTGTATTTGGTCTTGGTCAACGTTAATTTCAATTACAGGTGCACCAAGCCTACGTAAACAATAGTTAGTAAAATCGGTTCTGTTTTGCACTTGCATTTAGTTAATCTCCTTGCAAGTTGATGGTTGAACAGACATGTAGAAGGTAGTATTTTCTGATACTACCGGTAGTACTGGAAGTTGTGCGGCTGTTTGCATTACGCTTGAGCTTCAGTCCATGAATAACGAGCAGAAACAACTGATGTATTTGTTGAGACGTTGTTAGCAACGAGTGTAATAACGTCAGGACCGTCAGGGTATATACCTACACCAGTATTTGAAGTTCCACCAGATTGAATACTTGTACCAAGAGATAACAATTGTGTCAAGTCTTGTTGTGTTGTTGCAAATGTTCCAAGTGGGTTATTCAAATAGAATCCAAAAACTGTTTCACCACCAGATATTGATGTGTTCTGAGCATGGAAAACATATTGAGATAAACTAGAACCACCAACGTTTTGCCATTGTGCTGTTGTGTTTGAAACAGAACCATTCAATACTAGAGTCATCAAACAAGCACCGTTAGAGTATGCATCCATCTCAAATGGTAACTGTTGCATACGATTAACGATTTCACGAATACCGAGAGCAGAAGCTGGGATACCGTTTGATGCAGAAGGTGCAACACGGAAACTCCACAGACATTGTGTATTAGCGGCACCACCAGCTGGATAAACAACTAGAGGAGTTGACATACCCTTTGAGAAAATGAACGCTTTATCTGGTGTAAAACCACCGTCCATAATTGCAGAAGTACCCCAATGGTTAATCTCAGGTCCAAATAAAGGAGCATGTAGTTCTACAGCAGTCGGTACAGATGCGCCTTGATTGTTACCAGTATAAGTTAATGCATTAGCACCAGTTGCAGTCAATACTTGAATTGTTTGAGCAATATTTGCTAATGGTGGTATGATAACTGCTGAGTTACCAGAAGCTGTTGGTGCTTGGTTTAATACAAGATATGTATTTGCTACAACGTTTTGAATGAAAGTTTGTGGCGCAATGTTAGGACCAAACACGTACATACCATTTGACAAACCGTATGTGCTATTACTTGCAGGTATCGTAACGATGTTGTTACCTGCAACTGTTGTAACATATAAAGTGTTACCTGTATTACCCGTTTGATAAGCGGCACCACGTTGTGCACCAGTTAACTGTGAAGAACCATTTGAGAGTGTTGTGATACCAGTATAAGCAAAATATTCTGTATTAGAAGTATTTCTTATTACTGCAACACCGGTATTTGGCCATCCGGTTGCATTAGATATTGTAATTGTTGTATCTGTAGGTGCAACGTTTGCACTTAATGTTGCTGTCTTTGAGAATGAATTAGTCTCATAACGACCAGGTAAGTTACCTGAACGCATGTAAGCAAGATAGTTAACGTTATTGTTAATTATTTTATGTGCATAGATTACGTTACCGTCAGGACCACGAACACCCCAACGTTGGAAACCAGCACCGTACCATGAATAGTCGATGTAGAACATCTGGTCTTTTGTCAAGTCAATCTTATAGCCTGAAGGACCTGTGCCGTCTAATCTATCAATATTGAACTGTGATGTTGGCGTCTTGATATCAATTACTTTACTGAGTACTGCGTTAGTAACGTTTTGTGTACCACGTAAGTTTGGCACAATCGTTATAACAGAATCAGTTAGAATATTGTGAACACGATAAGGCATACCTTTAATAACAATAAAGTCATTAGGTACTAATTGTTTCGTGAATACTGTATTTGAACCGTTCAATGTATTTGAACCAATGTTAATACTTGCACTACCAGATAATTGATATACTGAATTTCTTCTTACAGCATACAATTGTTGACCGTCATATTCAAAGAACATACCGTTCTGGTCATCAAAGATACCGATACGATTAGAGGCACCGTACCATGTTGTTGCAGAACAAACATAGTTACCAGATGCTGGTGAATTTGATGGTACAGAGTTTGCTGTGTACTGGAATTGATATGGGTTCAATACGTTAGTGACTGTAAAGTTACCATTATAAGCGGCTTCGTTTGCACTCGCTACTGCAATACCGATTGAAGCGGCAATATTATGTGGGTCTTTTGTTGTAACCGTAACTGTTGAACCGCTTGATGTAAGACCGTCTAAGTTAAACTGAGGCATCAATGTTGTACCAGTAGACAACTGAATACCCTTACCAGATTGATAACGGAAATATTTACGTGTCTGACGAACGAACTGTTGATTGTGTGAACCGGAGTTTACAGAAAAACGAATACCGCCATCAAATGAACGATGTACTAAAGTACCGACTGGTCTTGCATACAAGTTTGCACTTGTAACAGTCATCGTACCTGATGGTATTGAAGCGGCATTACATTGATATACGAAGTTGTATGGATTAACGATTGTAGAAACAACCCAAGAACCGTTAGGTGCATTTGTTCCTGTTACACCAGCGATTGCAATCTCATTACCAACCATAAAGCCATGAACGTTTGCTGTTGTTACAAATACGTTTTGACCAGAAGTTGTCATACTTGCAATTGTAATTGCAGAGTTTGTAAATGGATAACCTTGATAACCAATAGTTACGTTTTGATTATAAATTGAACCAGTTGTACCAGTATAATAGAATTTACCTGTATAGTTAAATGTATTAGCGGCACCTGAAGCGTTTGTGTTTGTCAAGTTGTTGTTTGAATCAACAATATAGTTACCGTCAGCACCTGCATTTAAAGAATCTAAAATAGTAATTGGTGTACCAACTGCTGGTGGTGTTGTACCTGTTGTATTTGCTGTATATGTTCTTGAACCGTTAACTGCTTGAATATCTATCAAGTTTAAGTTACCAGTTGCAACTGTATAATATGAAAAAGGTCTCATATTGATACGAGCAAGAGATTCCCACTTAGTCGCTTGAGTTGAATACTCGAAGTCGGTATCAATCAAAGACTGTGGTGTTGAAACTCTTAGTTTGTTTACTGGGTCTAATAGAGTCTCTGAAGGTTGAAATGACTCATTATACTCGTCAACTACAATGCTTAACTTATCTGTAGCAGATAGTGCTGTCGTATTATACGCTAAAGAAACAGTAGTAACAGTCGCATTAGGATAATTACCAGTCGTATCAAGACCGATAGTGTATGCAGTTGTAGTTAAGTTAGGGTCTGAGAAGTTAAAAATAACCTGATTTGTTGTC